AGAGTGGTTAATCTATTCTGAAGTATCAGCACAAGCAGTTCGAGTTTATTGCGTTTTAGCAAGACATGCCGACAAAGACACAACTAAGTCGTTTCCTAGTCATAATCGTATTGCAAAACTTATTGGTGTATCAAATTCAACAGTAAGGAACGCATTAAAAGAATTAACTGACTTAGGAGCAGTAGTTGTAGAGCATAGATACGATAAAGAAACTGGTCATCAAAGAAGTAATAATTACTATTTGATTAACTCACCTTTAGAGTATTTACAGTATTTTAACATGGGGGTAGCAACAGAGAAACACCACCCACGTCAAGATACTAACGACATAACTAAAGTCAATGTAACTAAAGTCAATAATGATGAGCAAAAACAATTAAGAAAAAACCTTAAACGTGTGCTAAACGACATTTTAGGCAATCCTACTAATGACAATGAGCATAAGAAAAGAGGTCAAGCTATTAAGTTATTGATACAAAGTGACGCAACTGTAGAGCAATTGATCGTTAGAGCCGAAGTTTATAAGAAACATTGGAAAGACGTTTAAATTACTGATACTGCAATTGCAAACAACTGGAGCAACTTAGGTCGGTTAGTTGAGGAAAACAAAGAACCTATTCCATATAATTGTGAGGATTCAGGTCATGACATGTTTTACTTAGATGACAATTTTGCTCAATGTCGTTATTGCAAAATAACAACAGACGACTTATAAACCCAACAGGTAAAAGCAATGGGGAGGCAATCAATCTCCCCATTTGCTTAGGTCGGTATCGGTTATGTTGTTACTAAATTATAAAACTCTTGTCTTGTTTCATTTTCATTTCTAAAACAACCACTTAAATTAGATGTTACCATAATTCCGTCCGTACGTATTCCACGACTTACCATACATAAATGCTGACCTTTACCATATACTGCAACATCATTATGCCCAACTATTCTTTTAATCTCTTTACCAATATCATCAACTAACTTCTCTTGTAATTGCAATTTATGAGCATGTTTGTGTGCTATTCGAGCAAATTTACTTAATCCCAAAACCTTATCTCTTGTTATATATCCAACGCTAATCTCTGTCCAAAATGGTAGTAAATGATGTTCACATAGTGACCAAACTTTCATATCTTTAACTACAACCATTTGGTCAGTTTTTACACTCTCAAAAGCAGTATCAATTTTTCCTGCGTCATATTCAACAAACTCTTTCCAATACTTTGCAACTCGTTTAGGTGTTTCAAGTAATCCGTCACGTGTTGGGTCCTCGCCTAAGGCGATCAATAAGTCAGTTATTATTTTTTCAATCTTATCTTTATCAATCATTCTCATCACCAATTTTTTCAATCCAACATTTATTGCAAACACTATGGTCGTCATCTGTTTCTTCAATGGCCTCATTGCAAAACATACAGTTACCACTCATAGGTTTTGCTTTTACATTTCCAATTCTTATTTGATGTTCCCAAAAGTCGCCCATACTTTTGTTCCAACCTTTACTTGCCACGTTTACTACTCCACAATAAAACATGTAATCTTGAACTCAAGTTATAACCATGTTCAATAATTTTATCTGCTAGTAAAACTAAATTTTTATAATGTTCATTTCTTGTTTTGCCTTCAGGCATAATCCATACTTTTGACTTTGGAATTTTGTTATTTGCTACGATCGTATCAACTTCGATTAAGTCAGCATATTTTTTAACTACAAATTTAAAAATATAATTCTTACTTTCTTTTTTAATTTGTTGTAATACTTCATTTTTAATTGTTGTGTCTAATGACATACCTGCATTACTTAACTTAGGTGAACAATTTACAAAGTCAATATATTTAAAAAATTCATCATTACGAACTTTTACTGTTCCATTTGTTTCAATTTCAATCTTATAACCGAACTTTCTTAATTCTTTTAACAACACAAGTAACTTAGTTTGTTGGAGCATAGGTTCACCACCTGTAATGACAACGTGTCCACCTTTTGGTAATTGTATATTGTCAGTAATTTGTCCAACAATTTGATCGATAGTTAATCCAACTGTTTCTTGTTTTGGGTCATAAGGTTTACCATTAAGACCTTTCCAATCCCAAGTATAAGGAGTATCACACCAAGAGCATGTAAGATTGCAACCTGACAATCGTACAAACGCAGACAACTTGCCCATTGTTTGCCCCTCACCTTGAAAAGTTTGTCCAAATATTTCATTAACTCTTAAAATATGTTGATTAGGTAGCATGATACGTTGCACTTGTCTTTTCTGTTTCAGATACAATTACTTCAATCATTTTGCAATCGTAATTATTTTCTCTTAAATACAAACTACAAAAATCATAAATATGTTTTGCTAAACTTTCAGCAGTTGGATTAAATGCAACGACATCATTTAGGTGTCTATGGTCAAAGTTATTATCCAAATATTCTTTTACAAATATTAGTTCACCATAATCAACAATAAACCCAACATCATTAAGTTGATTGCTACCAAGAACAACTTCCACCGAATAATTGTGTCCGTGTAATCTTGCACATTGGTGAGTATCTGGTAAGCCAGATAACTGATGACTAGCAGAAAAAGTAAACTGTTTACTAATGACATATTTAGTTTTGTTCATTTTTAAATTCTTGTTCTAACCTTAAAGCATTTTCTAAAGCCTCATCCCAACCACCAACATATTCAACTGGGTCGCGTCTGCCTAATTTCCAAAATGCTAAAATGCGTTCAACGTCACTACCTGTCTTTCCGTTTGCTCTACCTTTTTCATCAGGAGCATAACTTGTGTTTGTGTTTGCTAATACAGTATCAAAGTCAATGCCTAACTTATAACAATTAGCGTCTGTATCTTGTAGTATTGTGAACTTGTCACCATTGAGATAAGGTAAATGTAATTTAACTTTGTCACTATTCCAATTACCAATTTGAAATGCCTCCATTGCTTTTACATAAAACTCAGGACGACAATCAGGATAAATTTCATGATCGCCAGAATGAACGCCTAAACCAATAGTGACTTCTTTATCTGTTTTGTCAGCGATCGATTGAGCATAACCACAAATCATAGAAAAGAAAATCATATTTCTGTTTGGGACTACTGTTGCTTTCATGTTGTCTTGTTCATAATGTCCTTCAGGAACTTCAACATCATCATTAAGCAATGCACTACTATATAATTTTCCTAATGTACTTACATCAATTAAATCCCATTTAACATGTAAACCTTGACCTTTTAAATACTCTAAATTATCTTTTAAACGATCAATTTCTAATTTATGTTTTTGTCCATAATCAAAACTTAAAGCGTGAACATCATAACCATTTGCTAAAAATTGTATAAGCAAACCTGTACTGTCCATGCCTCCACTTAAACTTAATACTGCTGGTTTCCAAGTTTCCATAGTTAGTCCTTTTCTATATAACCAACTGATGTTGTTTCTATACCACCACGTTTACTTTGTTTGTTTGTAACTTTAATCCACATTGGTTGAAGTACATCAAATAATTCTTGTGCTATGTCACTACTTAAACGTTCACAAAAATGGCCTTGCTCTCTAAATGTCCATAAATAAAGTTTTAATGATTTACTTTCTAAACATTTTTGGTCAGGCATATATTCAATAGTTAACTCACCAAAGTCAGGTTGTCCAGTCATAGGACATAACGAAGTTAATTCATCTGTCCAGAATTTTACTGTTGAAACATTTTCTGGTGCGTCAAACACTTCTAATTGTTTAACAGGTTCTCTAATTGTCTTGCCTAATATTTCAAGGTCTTTTGTATCTTTTTCAGTCATGCGTTCCTCACTTTCAAGTTTTAAAGGTTATCTTGCACTTTTAAAGGTAGATTACCATAAAAACCATGGGTTGTAAGGCGTTTTAAGAAGTTTATTTTATAGGTCAGGCACTATCTGTCAGGCGTATCAATTTCCTCAATACTTGATTGTTCTGCCTCGAATGGTGCAACTGATTGATCGCCAAACATATCAAGTATTCCACGACCTATTCCACCAAAACTTAATGCAAGTGATATTGCACGACCATTAAGCATTTCATTATAAGGTTCACCTAAATCTTGCAATTGTTTTGTTTCACCATTAGGTAATGTATATTGACCAAAACGACTTAAATTATTTATATAATTATTGTCTAAACTAACAACGTCATCACCTAGTACTTCTAAATAAGCACGTTGACGTTTCCAAGAGCCACCAAGTAAATGTACTTTCCTACCTTTAAACGCGTCAACATTAACAGGCGTACCACCATAAGTTGTTGGTACAGAAAAACCGAGTACATACTTTTCAGGAATGCGGTCAATACAATCATACTTAGGAATGATAATTACATTTTCTGCTACCTCGTTCATGTCCTCTGCCCATTCAAGTATTTGTTCTAATGGATAATATTCAATACCAGCCTCTTTGCATTGGTCTTTTGTCATTGCATCTCTAACAGTTGCATACTTTGGATTGTGCCAACTTACAACTTCTTTATGTGTTTCGTGTTTATATCCGTGCCATTCGTTATCTAAAAACGTCATTTTATGACGCCATTGCCACTTCTGTAATTGTTCTTTTTTTAAACCATGAATAGGATTCCCATAACTTGTTGTTATGCAACCAATTTTCCAACCACAATCAAAAGCTAACCACATACTTACATCCATAGGTTGCAACGTATAAATTACATCTAATGGTAATTGTCTTAATTGATCGCGGACATTTACTTTTTTATCAAGTTCAATGTTTGCTTGTAAATCTAATGGTGATGATAATTCTTTTATCATATTATCTAAATCATCAAAGTCATAACCTGTACCATTTAACTCATCTTTTTCAGCAAGTTCAGTAAGCATTTTTGATAAATTAAAATTGTCAAACGTTGCAAGTTCACTTGTTCTGTTATCTGCTAAAACAATTTTCTTTTCTTGCAATTCGTCAACATCAACAAAAGTGACATACGCCTCTGTTTCACTTAACTCTTTTAATGCTTTATAGGTATGATTACCTGCAAGTATTCGATTGTTTCTAGCATTTACGATTAATGGTCGGTATTGTCCATTTTCTAAAATACTTTCCATTATTGCACCGACATCACCCTCTCTTGGATTGTCAGGATATTCAATTAAGTCGTCAAGAGGAACACGACCAAATCCCATTTCTGATACGCTCACTATATTACCTTTCCATAGGACGTGAACGAAAGTAACTTACAAAACTCACTAATCGTTAACACGTCCAAAAGTGTAACCAAAGTTTGTTAAAATTTCTACGCATACGTTCTCCACGTCATTTAACTCGAAACTAATTATACCATTCGTTGTTCCGTCAGGCATTGCTATATGGACAAAAGGTTTACTTGCACTACCAATTGCTTTATGGTTTGCGTCACTTTGTTGTTTAGCTTTATAAAATGCAGTTGCTAAAGGTTGTATTTGTTTACCAGCTTTAACTTCTGCTCTAAATCCTGCTAACCAATTTTCCTCATGTGCGTCTGCACCATGAAAACGATTACTTGGAATATTTAATTTTTTTCTAGCAATGTTTTGTTTATTGCGTCCTTTTGCTCTGTTTCGTCTGTTTCTGCATTTAGTACAATGACAATCTTTTTTAACTAATTGTGTACGATCACATCTGCCTTTTGCATTTTTTTGACTATTAGGTTGTCCTATGCCTTGTTGTCCTGCAAAACGTGTTGCTTTATATTCATCCCATGTTTGTTTTTCCGCGTCCCATAAATTACTCATTTATTATTTGCCTCCATATTTTTACTAATTCATCATTACTATCTATACCAACAGCTTTTCTATTTAAAAATTTTGCTACATCAATAACACTACCAGTTCCACACATTGGGTCTAATATCCAGTCACCTACATCTGATGTACTTAGTATTAATCTGTTTATTAATTCATTTGGTAATTGTGTTGTGTAATTTAATTTAGTTTTTGCTGTATTGTAAACCTGATTAATCAACCACCAGTTATAACTTTGTCGTCCTTTTTTACCTTTATCAATTAACTTTTTAACTTTTGCATTACTTAACTCTGTATAAGGTTCGACTAAGCGATCGCCATAAAATTTTGGTGTTTCATTATTTTTTAACCAAAGTATTGTTCTATGAGCATTAGTAAATTTGTTTTTACTAAATCCATTATTACTTGGATAAACCCAACTTATCCATTGATGAACACTCCAACCACTATCAAGTATTGCCTCTTTAAGTTCAAATACTATTTGTGGATAATTAATAAAAAACAATGACGCATTATCTTTTGCACTATCTTTGCATAACCTTAATAAATCATAAATCATATTAAAGTAATCATCATCACTTTTACGATCAATATATTTTCCGTTGTAGTTATAACCAATGTTATAAGGAGGGTCAATAATTATTGTTTGCATTTCTTTAGGCATTGGAAGTATTAATTCAAAAGATTTATTGTAAAACCATATATCTTTTTTTTCGTTTGTGTATTGAGTCACTTAAACATCCCAACAATGTTTACTTGCATTCCAATGGTGAAATCCGTCATTATATGCTAACCAACTTGCAACTTTTGTACTTAAATGAATATTAAACCGACTACCTGTAAACTTTAATTTTCCTTGCAACCACTCCCAAGTCATCTCATTAAATTGGAAAATGCCCTTATCATTTGTTCCGTTTTTATTTTCATTTGTAGCGTATTGTCTGCCTGAACTCTCGCAATAAATAATGAGTAATGCTTTAGTAACATCTTGGGGTTGGAAATATAACTCAACCAATGGTTGATATTCTTGGACATGACTAACTTTAATCTGTGTCGCTCTGCATTGCTGGTACTCTGTCAACGTTGTAGGCGTTAACAGTATGGGTACTAAGCAACTTATCACTAAATTTGTCATCTACCTCAAAGTCAGTATGCAAAATGCCGATAGTAAATTTTTTCTCAACAATACTATCGCCAACTTGACATAACAGAGTTGTCTTATATCCGTCATTGCTTATAGCAACTATTTTCATATAAAAATTATACCAAATATAGCTAAATTATCTTAAAATTTTTATATTATCCCAACCATTACGATCAACAGTAAAACTTAGTACACCATTCTTAGTTCCCATGCCAGTACGTGCTTTAAATTCATCTGACTTATCTAAACTAGGTACTTGAAACCATGCTCTATCTTGTTCAACACTTCTAAAATGATGATAATGACCACTTACTAATATATCGGCAGTTCCTGCTGGTAAGTAACCATACATTTGACCTTTCCACCATTTTTCTATCTTTGCCCATGGGTCGCCTCCTCCAGCAGTCATGTGACCATGAGTAAATGCTATTCGTTTACCAAATACCTCTAAAGTTAAATGAAAGTCACTTGGTATAACAACTTTGACATGCTTATAGCGTTCACGTCCTTTAATAATTTCACCTACTATTTGTATTTGTTCTGTATCACTATTGTCTAATCGTGTTGTTGTAATAGAACCTTTTCCACTTCTGTACTCACCATGATTTCCAGGTACTCCTCCTAAAATAATATTTTCAGCAAAAGGTAAAAATGCGTCTAAGATTTCAATAATCATTACTCGTGTAAGGTGTTCTTGTTCAGTTCGACTTAGTTCAATATTGTATGGTTGGTGGTCATAAAAGCCATAGCAGTTTTCAATTAAGTCACCTAATCCAATTAAATATATTTCCTTAACATCAAAACCTGATTTCTTTAAATCTTTTAATTGTTGTTTACCTTTTTCAATACTTAACCTAATTAACTTAACTGTTTCCTCTGCTCCTAAATCTTTCTTTCCTAATTGCCAGTCAGCCATAAAATAAAACCATGCACAATTACCACCTGTTTTAACTTTTACAGGTTTTTTGTTTTTAATTTCTTTTTCTAATTGTTTAAAAAATTTGTCATGATGAGGATTTTTCTTTTTAATTACTGCTTTAAATCCATACATGTCAACAATACGACCACCTTTTTGTTGTGCATTCCATGTACTAAACTTTATTGTGTCCTCATCAATGTAATAATGTTTACTATCAAATCCCCATGAGTTTAAAAGTTGATCGTAATTAAAGGCGTTTGAATCCTTTTGAACGTGAGTTATATTTCCTTTTTTTGTTGTTTCATCATATTCTGCTTGTGGCGACCAACCAGACGGATAATAGTTGTTGCCTAAATCCTCGTTATGTTTAACGTCTTTACGCTTATTGATAAGTTTCTTTACTTCGCTCACTACCTATATGGTAACCTGTAAATCACAAATTCTAGGTATTTTTACATTAAAATTGTTATTAAACTAACCAAATATTCCTATAAATGTTCTATCTGCAAGTTCCGAAGAATTAGTCCTAACTCTTAAATATCCGTCAGATAAAAAATCAAAATCATTCAAAAAAACTAAACCGTCAGCAGTATGTTGTATGTCTTGAGTTATTCCTGT